CGCCGGCACGCCGGCCATTGGTGGCCAGGTGTATGTGCGGGTTGCCGCAGCTGCCGCTGGCAAGCCGATCGGCGGCATCGAGGCGGCTGCGGACAGCACCAACACCATCGCGGTTGTTGGCGCCACGTTTATGAACGCCGGCGATGCCAACGGCAACGTCGAGATCTCCTACAACATCTAAGGGGTTTCCCAGAATGAGCAAAATCATCCTCCCGCGCATGGCCGCGGCGGCTGCCATCGCCATGGTCAACGCCCCGGCGATCATCCGCGCCCGCACGCGCGACAGCATGCTGACCTTCGACAGCCGCACGATCGACAGCACTGGCGCCTTCCTGATCGGCGAGCTGGAACGCCTGGACCAGACGCTGCACGGCCCGCTGGCCTCGGTCACCTGGTCGCGCGACATCGACCTGCGCGAGGACGTGTCCATCGCGGACGAAACGTCGTCGTTCACGAACTCCAGTTTCGCGGCTGCCGGCGGCGCTTCCCCGAACGGCAAGTCGTGGATCGGCAAGGACGCTTCGGCCATCGCAGGCATCGCGCTGGACATCGGCAAGACGGCCAGCCCGCTGACGCTGTGGGGCATGCAGATCGGCTGGACCATCCCTGAGTTGGAATCCGCCCAGAAGCTGGGGCGCCCGGTGGACCAGCAAAAGTTCACCGGCATGCAGCTCAAGCACAACATGGATGTCGACGAGCAGGTGTACATCGGCGATACCGTGCTGGGAGTCACCGGCCTGGTGAATGCGGCGACGGTCACCAACGTGTCGAATGCCGCCACCGGAACCTGGGCGACGGCCACGCCAGATCAGATCGTCGCGGACGTCAATGAGCTTCTGACGAGCGTGTGGGCGGCGTCCGCCTATGCGGTATGCCCGTCCGAGCTGCGCCTGCCGCCGGCCAAGTTCGGGCTGCTGGTCAGCCGCAAGGTCAGCGATGCGGGCAACATCAGCATCCTCGAGTACGTGAAGCAGAACACGATCTCGAACTCGATCAACGGCCGGCCGCTGAACATCCAGCCGCTGAAGTGGCTGTTCCAGCGCGGGGTCGCGAACGCGGACCGCATGATGGCGTACACCAAGGAGCAGGACAAGGTTCGGTTCCCGCTGGTGCCGCTTCAGCGCACGCCGCTGGAATATCGCGACATCCGTCAGCTCACCACCTACTTCGGCCGGCTGGGCGTGGTCGAGGTGGTGTACCCCGAGCTGATCGGCTACCGCGACGGCATCTAAGGAGCGCGCCATGCCGAAGATCTACGTTCGCAAGGCCTTCGTGCTCCAGCACGAGGGCGGGAAGCACGAGTTCCCCGTGGGCAACCACACCGTGCCACCGGCGGTGGCCGAGCACTGGTTCGTGAAGGCCCATATCGGCGAGGAGCCGGCGGCGGGTGGGGAGGCCGGTGACCTGGCCGAGCAGCGGGCAGCCCTAGATTCCGCAGGGCAGTTCCTGGAAGGGAAGGCCAAGGAATTGAAGGAACGGCAGGACGCTCTGGACATGCGCGCCGGCACGGTCGCCGACCGCGAGAAGGCAGCCGACCAGCGCGAAGCCGACTTGAACGCCCGCGCCGAAGCGCTGGACACCCGCGAGGTGGCTATCGCCGAGCGCGAGAAGGCGGCGGACGCCGCGGCCAAGCAGACCGGCAAGAAGTAAGGGGGTATGATGCCTCGCGAGGGGCATCAGCCAACCACCTATGACACCAGAACAGTTCAGAGCCGACTTTCCGGAGTTTGCCGACGCGACGAAGTACTCGGACGCGTCCATCGACTTTCAGCTGATCATCGCGACGTCACTGGTGAACCCCTGCCGATGGGGCGTGCTGACCGATCAGGGCATTGAGCTTTGCGCGGCGCACTTCCTCGTACTCGCTCGACGGGACGAGGCGACAGCTGAAGTCGGTGGCATCCCGGGCCAGGTCACCGGCCCGCAATCTTCCAAGGCAGTCGACAAGGTCAGCGCCAGCTACGACACCGGCGCAGCGACCATTGACGACGCCGGTATGTGGAACCTGACGACCTACGGTGTCCGGTTTCTCACTCTCGCCAGAATGATGGGCGCAGGCGGCATGCAGTTGTAGCCGCGCCAGCCCATCGGGGATATCCCATGGGCTTCATGAAGGTGGACAGGCTGAAGCAGGTGCTTCAGTCCATCAACGGCTTGGTCGACCAGCAAGTCCTTGTCGGCGTGCCTGACAGCACCGCCGGGCGCAAGGACGATGGCGCACCGCTCAGCAATGCCGAAATCGGATACATCCAGGAGAACGGCGCGCCGGAGATCAATCTTCCGGCGCGTCCACACCTGGTGCCGGGCGTCGCCGCTGCGCAGCCGAAGACGTTGCCTCAGCTGCAGAAGGGCGTTGAAGCGGCGCTGGATGGCGACATTGACGGCGCAAAGCGGCGGTTGAGCATGGCCGGCCTGGCTGCGCAGTCCTCGGTTCGAGCGCTGATCAGCAGCGGCATCGGCCCGGCGCTGAGCGAGGCAACGCTGCGCAACCGCGCGCGGCGAGGCCGGAAGGGGGCGAAGGAAGAACTGGCGTCCCGCGCCGCCGGTCAGCAGCCCAGCACTGAGCTGGCCAAGCCGCTGATCGACACCGCCCAGTACCGCAACTCGATCACCTACGTGCTACGCAAAAGGAAGTGACCCATGGCACTACTCGACGTCGTCGACGTGCTGCTCGATCCGGACTTCATGGACACCGGCCTGGTGTGCAACCGGATGGCGCAGACAGTCGACGGGCACGGCCGCGCCCAGAATTTGCCCACGGCTACGCAGTTCGCCGCAGTGGTCACCAGCGACAAGGGCGACATCCTGCAGCGCGGCTCGGACGGCAGCCTGATCACTGGTTCGATCACGCTGCATACGCCGCTTCGCCTGAAGGACGGCAGCCCAGGGCAGGGCGCCGACGAGGTGGTCTGGCAGGGCCGAACCTATACCGTGGTCAGCGTCAACGACTATAGCCATTTCGGGCGCGGCTTCGTTGCCGCCACCTGCGATCTGAAACCGCTCTCGGGGTAATCCATGGCAAATACCAGCGCCACCGGCGGCTACCTTGCGCCGACGGCGCCGGTTCCGCCAGACGACGATGATCTCGACAACCTGTTGCAGGAACTGGTCGCAGGGGTGACCGGCTTGCCCGGGGAGATGGTGCGGCCGCGCTGGCAGCCGACCGTCCCGACGCAGCCTGAGCCGACCGAGAACTGGTGCGCGATGGGCGTCAGCGTGCAGACGAACGACTCAGGCCCCGCCATTCAGCATGACCCTGCCGGCGACGGCAGCGACACCTACACCCGGCATCAGCAGATCGACCTGATGTGCTCCTTCTACGGGCCGAGCGCCAAGGGGTACGCCCAGCGCCTGGCCGACAGCATGTCCATTCCGCAGAACAGCGAGCAGCTGGCGCTGAACGGGATGAAGTTCGTCCGCGCCAGCGACATCCAGCCAGTGCCGGCCCTCATCAACCAGCAGTGGAACCGGCGCTATGACCTGACGCTGGTGCTGCGCCGCAAGCTCACCCGGACCTATCCGGTCCTCAACCTGTTGTCCGCCGAAGTGCAGAGCACCACCAACTCGGTGCCGCCGGTGGCCGCGACGACCAACATTCACCAGTAGAGGAATGACTATGTCCAACGGACTGCCGGTATCGCGGCTGATCAACGTCTCCATCAACATGTCGCCGCTGGCGGCCCAGGGCGCCAACCTCAACAATGAGGTGATCCTGGGCGCCTCGCCGGTGATCGACACCAACGAACGCATGCGCTCGTACGGAACCATCGACGCCGTGGGCAGCGACTTCGGCAACACCGCGCCGGAATACCTGGCCGCGCTGCTGTACTTCCAACAGACGCCCCAGCCGTCGCAGCTCAACATCGGCCGGTGGGCGAAGACCGCCACGGCGGGCTCGCTGCGAGGCGCGGCGCTGTCCGCCGCCCAGAAGGACATCACCGTGTGGAAAGCCGTCACGGCCGGTTCGTTCAAGCTGACCGTCGACGCCACCGTGAAGACGGTCTCGGCGCTAGACTTCTCGAGCGTGACCAACCTGAACGGTGTGGCCACGATCATCCAGACGGCGCTGGCCGGCGCCGGATTTGTGTGGAACGGCACCCAGTTCGTGGCCACCTCGCCTACCACGGGGACCGCCTCGAAGATCAGCTACGCCACGCCGACGGGCTCTGGCACCGACATCTCGGCCATGCTGGGCATGACCAGCGGGCTGGCCTCGGTACCGGTCGACGGCATCTTGGCCGAGGCCCCGGACGCGTGCGTGAATGTCTTCCTGGACCGTTTCGCGAACAAGTTCCTGGGCATCCAGTTTGCCGACACGTCGCTGACGAACGACCAGCACGTCGCAGTGGCCGACCTGATTGAGGCGGATCAGCGCCACATCTACGGCGCCACCACGCAGGAGCCACAGGCGCTGGACGGTACCGCGACGACGGACCTGCTGTCCCGGTTCAAGGCCAAGGGGTACAAGTACTCGTTCGCGCAGTACTCGAGCAACAGCCCGTACGCCGCGGCGTCGCTGTTCGGCCGCTTGCTGACGACCAATTTCAACGGCAACAACACGACGATCACCCTGATGTACAAGCAGGAGCCGGGCATCGTGCCGGAGACGCTGTCGAGCAGCCAGGCCAACGTGTTGCAGGACAAGCGCGGCAACGTGTTTGTCGAGTACGACAATGACACGGCCATCGTGCAGTACGGCGTGACGCCCAGCGGCATCTTCATCGACTCGATCTATAACTCGATCTGGTTCCGTAACCGCGTCCAGACCGATGTGTACAACCTGCTGTACCAGAGCCAGACGAAGGTGCCGCAGACCGACGCCGGCAATGCGCTGATCGCCACGACGATCGAAGCGGCCTGCGCGGCCGCTGTGAACAACGGCTATCTGGCACCGGGCGTCTGGAATTCCGACGGCTTCGGCGCGCTGAAGCAGGGTGACACCCTGGCCAAGGGCTACTACGTCTACGTGCCGCCGATTGCGCTGCAGTCGCAGGCCGACCGTGAAGCGCGCAAGTCGGTCGCATTCCAGGTCGCGGCGAAGGAAGCCGGCGCCATCCATACCGTTGACATCCTCGTCAACGTGAACCGCTGATAGGGGAAAGAGACCATGCAAGGCGGCACCTATTCGTTTATCGACGTCCAGGCTTCCATCGCCGGGCCGGGCGGGTCGTTCTCGCTCGGCTACGGTGAGGCGACGGCTGAAGAAGGCATCACCGTGGCCATGGCCAACGACAAGAACGCCATGACGGTGGGTTCGGACGGCAGCGTCCAGCACAGCCTGCGCGCGGACAACTCGGGCCAGATCACGCTGCGGTACCTGAAGACCGCGCCGATCAACCGAACGCTGATGGCGCTGTACAACGCCCAGAAGCTCGACAGCCGGCTGTGGGGCAAGAACGTCATCACCGTGACCCAGTCCGTTGCGAGCGACGCAATCGCGGGCATCTTCTGTGCGTTCAAGAAGGTTCCTGATCTGACCTACGCCACTGAGGGCGGCACCGTCGAGTGGGTATTCGACGCTGGCCGAATCGAAGGCATGCTGGGGACCTACTGACCATGCGCCGTGAAATCCAACTCGGCGGCAACGCCTATTCGATCGGGCGTCTGACCGCCAAGCAGCAGTTCCACGTGTCGCGCCGCATTGCGCCGATCATCCCGCCGCTTATCCCGCTGTTCATGAAGCTGGCGAAGACGAGCGGCGGCGCAGCCGGCGCGATGGCGCGCTGACCAAAGACCTGGACGGCTTCGGCCAGGTGCTGCAGCCGTTTGCCGACGCGCTGGCGGCCATGAACGATGCCGACGCCGACTATGTCATGGACAACTGCCTGACCGCCGTGCAGCGGCAGCAGCCCACCGGCTGGGCGTTCGTGGTTTCACCCGGGCAGAAGGAGCTGATGTTCCAGGACATGGACATGGCCGTGATCCTACCGCTGGTGGTGCAGGTCATCGTGGCCAACCTCGGGCCTTTTATTCAAGGGCTGCTTACAAGCCAAGCGAGCAGCCCGGAACCGGCGGTACAGGCTGGCTGAGGCACCTTCCGAATGGGGAGGAATTCCTGCTCGCGCCGGTTAAGGCCCAAATGTGCAAGTACGAGTCTCTGCTCGACGGCACGCTGGGCCTTGAAGACATCGCGCTGATGAATGACTTCCTCATAATGGAAGCCGATAACCAGGCGGCCGCGCGCCGCATCTTGGAACAGCAGAGCAATGGCCCAAAGCACCGTCATCCGTGAATTTCTTGTCGCCCTGGGCTTCAAGGTCGACGAGAAGGGGCTGAAGAGGTTCAACGACGGCGTCGAGCAGGCCACGAAGGGCGTCAAGCAGCTGGTGACGACCATCTCGGCATCGGCCCTGGCCGTCAGCGTCGGCGTGTCGGCGCTGGCGTCGAAGTTGGAGAACCTGTACTTCGTCTCGAAGCGCACGGGCGCGGCGGCCACCAGCCTGAAGGCATTTGACTTCGCCGCGCGCAATCTGGGCATCTCGACCGAGACGGCCTTCGGTGCGGTAGAGAGCCTGGCCAAGTTCCTGCGGAACAACCCAGCGGGCGAGGGCTATCTGGCCTCGATAGGGGTGCAGACGCGCAACGCCAATGGCGAGCTGCGCGACACGGTCGACATCCTTGCAGACATTGGCACCGAGCTGGCCAAGCGCCCGACTTGGATGGCTAGCCAGTACGGCAACATCCTCGGCATCGACGAGAACCTCCTGCTGGCCATGCGTGACGGCGATTTCGCCAAGTTCATGCAGCAGTACCGGGAGATGTCCCGGCGCAATGGCCTGGACAAGGCCGCCGAGGACGCGCACGCGTTCATGGTCGCTCTGCGCGGGCTGGGCACGACCTTCGAGAACTTCGCCATCAAGGTGGAGGGCGCGCTGCTGCGCAAGGTCGGTCCGCAGCTCGCACGATTCCAGAAGTGGTTCGAGGAACACTCTGGCGAGATCTCCGCGCGCGTGGCCGAGATCGCCAGCGCGATTCTGGCAGCCGCAGCCGCGCTCGGCCCGCCGCTGTCCTGGCTGGCCGACAAGTTCATCGAGCTGGACAAGGCCACGGACGGCTGGTCGACGAAGATCATGCTGCTGGTTGGCGCTTTCGGCGCTCTGGGCGGCTTCAAGATCGTCAGCGGCATCTGGAAGATGGTCGCGGCGGTGCGCGCGCTGGGTGCGGCCAATGCCGCAGCGGCGGCTGCCGGCGGCGCTTCTGCTGCTGGGGGTGCCGCTGGTGCCGGCGCAGCTGCTGGCGCGGGCGCTGGGTGGCTGGCGCGCTTCCTGCCGTGGGCAGCTCGGATCGGCGGCGCCGCCGCGTTGCTCTTCCACAGTGGCGGCCTGAACCACGGCGAGGATGCGGAGCTGGCGCGCCGGCGTGGCGCCGCAAGGCAGCCAGCGGGCTCGGGGAATGCCGGAGTCGATGCGGTCTCGTTCTTCCAGCGGATGGGGTGGTCTCCTGAACAAGCCGCCGGCATCGTGGCCAACCTGCAGCGTGAGAGCGGCAGCGGCCTGAACCACCAGGCCGTCGGCGACAGCGGGCGCGCCTATGGCGTCGCGCAATGGCACCCGGACCGTCAGGCGAACTTCAAGGCATGGGCCGGCAAGGACATCCGCGATTCGTCCCTGATGGAACAACTGCAGTTCGTGAACCATGAGCTGACGCAGGGCGCGGAGCAGCGCGCCGGTCAACTGCTGCGCGCCGCGCAGAATGCCCAACAGGCAGGCGAGATCGTGTCGCGCTACTACGAGCGGCCGGCGCAAGCCGACCTGGAGGCCGCGCGCCGCGGCTCGGCAGCCGTCGACCTGCAGCAGCAGACCAACATCAACTTGTACGGCGTGTCGGACCCCACGGCCGCCGGCCGGGCTGTCGCCAGCGAGCAACGCCAGGTGAACGACGACATGGTGCGCAACATGCAGGGGGCAATCTCGTGAGTTTCCTCGACATCATCACCCTGGTGCCGAAGACCATTGGGCCGGTGAAGATCGGCTGCACGTTTGAGGAAGCGCACCAGGACGAACTGCAGATCACTGAGCACCCGGTCGAGAAGGGCGCGCAGATCAACGATCACGCGTTCAAGCTGCAGCCGGAGGTAACGATCCAATGTGGCTGGTCGAATGCCGACCTCGCCGCGCTGATCGGCACGCTGGAATCGATCTTCACGGGGGGTGGCCTGCCGTCGGCGGACTACATCAGCACGGTGTATTCGCAGCTGCTGGCGCTGCAGGAGACGCGCCAACCCTTCGACGTCGTGACGTCGATGCGCATGTACCGCGACATGCTATTCAAGTCGCTGCGCGTGGTGAAGGACCAGAAGACCGGAGAGGCGTTGAGCGTTACGGCCACGCTGAAGCAGATCCGGATCGTGCAGACGCAGGCGACCCGGCTGCCGTCCAAGGAAGACCAGGCTGACCCGAAGGGCACGGCCGAGACCCAGAACACCGGCACCAAGGCCGCGACGCCGGCCACGCCGGCGCCAGGCGGTTCCGTGCCACCGACGAGCATGTGATGGCGACCTTCTATGAGATCCCCCTGACGCCGGATCCACAGCGGTTCACGGTGACGCTGAGCGGCGTGGACTATCGGATGACGGTGCAATACCGCGACGCAGGCGGCGCAGGCTGGGTGCTGGACATCGCCGACGCGACCAATCAGCCGCTCGTGAGCGGCGTTCCGCTGGTCACCGGTGCGGACTTGCTGGGGCAATATCGTCACCTCGACTTCGGCGGGCGGCTGTGGGTACAGGGCGCGGCTAATCCCGATGACGTGCCCACGTTTGAAGACCTGGGCATTGGCTCGCATGTTTTCTGGGTGACGGACTGATGGGCACCAAGCAATATGGCCGGAAGGTCTCCATCCTGGTCGGCCAATCCAGCGGCGCTGCGACCGAGCTGTCCGAACTTCGATGCGTGTTCAAGATCAGTCGCGGTGACCTGCAGACGCCGAACTCGGCCCGCGTGCGCGTGTACAACGTCTCTGAAACCACCAAGCAGCGGATCGAGAAAGAATTCACACGGCTGGTTGTGCAGGGCGGCTATGAGGGCAATTTCGGCATCATCTTCGACGGCACTATCAAACAGGTGCGGCGCGGCCGGGAAAGCCAGACCGACACGTACCTGGACATCACCGCCGCGGATGGCGACTCGGCCTACAACTTCGCGGTGGTAAACGCGACGCTGGCTGCCGGGTCCACGGCGAGCGATCACGTGGCGGCCGCCTGCACGGCCATGAACCCGTACGGCGTCACGCAGGGCTATACGCTCGAGCTGCCGACGAACCCGCTGCCGCGTGGAAAAGTGATGTTTGGCATGGCCCGGGACTTCATGCGCTGGACGGCGCGTACGCAGCAGGCGGTATGGAGCATCCAGGATGGCAAGGTCATTCTGGTGCCCGAGACTTCGTACATGCCGGGCGACATCCCGGTGATCACTGCGGAAACGGGCATGGTCGGCCTGCCCGAGCAGACCCAGAACGGCATCACGATCAAGATGCTGCTGAACCCGAGCGTGAAGATTGGCAGCCTGATCCAGATCGACAACGCCAGCGTGCAGCGGTACGAGTACAGCCTGAATGTCGGGCAGCAGGCCCAGAACGAGCGGATCCAGCAGCAGGCGAAACTACAGGACGACGGGTTCTACTACGTGATGATCGCGGAACACTCTGGCGATACGCGGGGGAACGAGTACTACACCGAAGTGATCTGCTTGGCGGCCGATGTCACGGTGCTGCCTGACCACTTCAAAGACAAAGGCGCGGTACCGCCGGACAACGTGATCAAGAAGTTCGGCTAGCGCCCGTAGGTGGGCAGCGCCTTGATGGTCATGGTGTTGCGGTCCGCCTGGACGTCTGCCAGCGGCAAGACACTGAGCGACATGGACTTGGTCTGCATCTTCGGCACCACGATGATCGCATTGCCGTCGATGTCCTTCCCCCAACATCCGATGTCCCAGACGCCGCTGTATGACGCGTAGGCGCGCATGTCCTTGGCGTGGACCAGGGGCAGCTCGCACTTCTTCTTCAGATAGAGGATGGTGGGGAAGGGGTTGTTGACGGTCTGCCCCACCTGCATACCCGCGAACGGGTAGACATATGCCTCGTCGACCGTTGCATTTGGCGAACCCGCTACCGGGCACCGCTGCCATGAACGCTGGTACCCGGCGTTACCCGGTCTTCCATAGCACCACCCAGCGTTCGCAAGCTTGGCATATGCCGCATCGCGTTGATCGCAAGCCTTCTGGGTGTTCGGGTCGTCTCCACTTCCACCACGGCATTTGTCGTTAAGGCGTTCGGCCTGGTCGATGTGTCCCGTGGGATACGAGACTTGACCCTGGGCCTGTCCGGCAACCATCACGCCGACGGTCAACAATGCAAGAAAGGGTTTCATAGTGGATAGACGAGAACGAGTTGGCGACCCCGAGACGGCGCTGCGGGAAGCATTGGATGGGATGCGCGCGGGGTTGTGGACGGCGTTGCCCGGGATTATTCAGTCGTTCTCGGGCGGTGGCGATTTCCCCGTGACCTGCGCGGTACAGCCTGCAATCAAGGCTCTCGTACGGCAGCAGGACGGCTCCATTGTGAGTACGCCGCTGCCGCTGCTGGTCGATTGCCCCGTGCAGTTCCCATCTGGCGGGAATTGTAGTCTGACCTTCCCGGTTGCTCCAGGCGACGAATGCCTCGTCGTTTTTGCGTCACGCTGCATCGACGGTTGGTGGCAGTCCGGAGGGGTGCAGGAGCAGGCCGAGATCCGCATGCATGACCTGTCCGACGGGTTCGCGCTTCTGGGTTTCCGGTCAAGGCCGCGGGCGCTGTCGGGAGTCAGCACCACAGCCACTCAGCTCAGGTCTGAAGACGGCTCGACCTTTATCGAGATGAACCCGAGCTTGCAGAAGGTGCGCATCGTCGCACCTGGCGGATTCGACGTCGTCGCACCGCTGTCCACCTTCTCGGCGGCCGTGACGATCACGGGGCTCCTCACGTTCGTCGGCGGTCTGGTAGGCAGCGCTGTGAGCGGGGCCGCCGCTGTGTTCAACGGGGTGCTGAACGTCATCGGGCAGGTCACCGCGAACGGAAAGCGCGTGGACGACACCCACACCCACAACGGCGTGCAGCCGGGCAGCGGCAATAGCGGCAACGTCAACTGAGGATTCCCATGCGGTACCGAAAGCTATCCTCCACTGGAGACTACGTCTTCGGTGGGCAGCAGGCCAACTTCTACAAGGACACGCCCGAGGCGGTTGGCCAGGCCGTGGTCACGCGGCTGCGACTGCTGCGCGGGGAATGGTTCCTCGACAAGACGGAAGGCATGCCGTGGTCGACTGAGGTCCTTGGCAAGTACACAAATGGCACCTACGACGCGGCGATCCGCCAGCGGATCCTGGGCACGCAGGGCATGCAGCAGATCACGGCGTATTCCAGCTCGGTCGATACCGAGAGGCGGGCGCTGACCGTGACTGTGACGATCAACACCATCTACGGCACCACCACCGTTGAGGCGACTCTGTAATGGCAATCACCACGACCGCACCGACGATCGATGCCAGCGGCATCACGGCGCCCACGTACGCCGAAGTGCTGGAATACCTGCAGGACCAATACCGCGCCATCTACGGGCCCGATGTCTATCTTGAGGCGGACAGCCAGGATGGCCAGCTTCTCGCGGTCTTCGCTTCGGCGATCAACGACGCCAACGCCGTGGCGATCTCGATCTACCGGTCATTCAGCCCGGCCACGGCGCAAGATGATGCGCTGTCGAGCAACGTGAAGATCAACGGCATTGGCAGGAAGGCAGCCTCGTTCTCGAGCGCCGACCTGGTTGTCGTCGGGCAGGCGGGACGGCCGATCAACAACGGAATCGCCAAGGACGCGAACGGCAACAAGTGGGCGCTGCCACCTTCGATCACCATTCCGCCCGGCGGCCAGATCACGGTGACGGCCACATGCCAGACGCTCGGGGCGGTATCGGCGGCGGCCGGCACAATCAACCAGATTGGCACGCCGACCCTTGGATGGCAGTCGGTGACGAACCCGAGCGCGGCAGCCGAAGGCGCGCCCGTGGAGAAGGATGCGGCGCTGCGCCAGCGGCAAACGGTCTCGACGGCGCTGCCGTCCCTGACGGTGCTAGACGGCATCATCGGGGCGGTGTCGAACATCGCAGGCGTCACGCGGCTGGCTGCGTATGAGAATGACACGAACGCAACCGACGCCAACGGAATCCCGGCCCATTCCATCTCGCTGGTGGTCGAGGGTGGCGACGCCACGGCGATTGCCCAGGCTACCGCCGCAAAGAAAACGCCTGGATCTGGCACGTACGGCACGACTGCCATCGTGGTGCTCGACGTCTACGGCCGGCCGATCACGATCCGGTTCTACCGTCCGTCGACAGCCAACGTGTCGGCGGCAGTGACCGTCAAGGCGCTCTCGGGCTACACCTCGGCCGTCGGCGACGCCATCAAGCAGGCCGTCTCCGACTACATCAATGCCGTGGCCATCGGCGGTGGCGAGTCAGGCGCTGTCGAGTGGGCGGACTCGATCACGGCGGCCAACAGCGTGGGGGGCGGCACCGCGTTCAAGCTGACAGCGCTGGCGCTGACTGGCCCGGGCGGCGCCGGCGTGCCCGACGTTGTCCTGTCATTCAACCAGGTCGCCGCGTGCACGCCGGCCGCTGTGACGCTGACGGTGACGTGACATGGCGGACATCACCAAGTACACCGACCGCATTACCAGCGAGCACAACCGGCAGCCGGACTTTATGGCGGTGATTGAGGCGCTGGCCCAGCCGATGGTGGACCTGCAGAACCTGTTGGGCAGCATGCCCGGGAAGTTCGACCTGGACAGCGCGGTGGACGCGCAGCTCGACGACGTCGGGCGCTGGGTCGGGATCTCGCGCAACGTGCCGCTGCCGCTGAGCGACGTCTACTTCTCCTTCGACATCGAGGGGCTCGGGTTCGATCAGGGCAACTGGAAGGGGCCGTTCGATCCGGATACCGGGCTGACGCGCCTGGACGACGAGACCTACAGGCTGGTGCTGCGCGCAAAGATCGGCGCAAACCACTGGGACGGCACCCTCGAATCCTCGAAGGAAATCCTGGACTCGATCTTCAACGGCGGCACCTTTGTCTTCATCCAGGACAACCAAGACATGTCGATGACCATCGGCATATCCGGGGTCATCCCGTCGGCGGTCTTTCAGGCGCTGCTGGCCAACGGCCTGATTCCACTGAAGCCGGAAGGGGTGCGCATCAACATCGTCATCGTGACATCGGTGGACAGCGCGCCGATCTTCGGCTTCGACATGAGCAATGACCTGGTCGCCGGGTTCGATACCGGCGCTTGGGGTACCCCCCTGTAAAAGGAAATTATGGCAAACGACTTTCTTGTTTTCGGCGGCGGTGCCGGCGCCAACGTAATCTCTCAGGCTGCGTGGGCTGCGTTGGCAGCTCGCTCCGCTGGCTTCGCATCTGGCGTTGCGCAATCGGCGCAGCTCAACAAGGCGTGGCGCCAATCGAGCATCATGGCCGCGGTGTTGGCGCAGTTCATCTCGGACCGGACCGGGCTGGATGTGCTCGACGACGGCACCACGGCAACCATCCTGGCGAATCTCAAGGCATCTGCCGCGGCCGTGAATGGCGATGCCACTAAGGCGTTCAGCGTCGCGGCGGCCACGACGGCAGCGCACGCCACTCGCTACGACCAGGTGTTCGGGGTCGGGCAGACACTGCAGAGCGTTACCGTCTCGCGCACGATTGGCACGACCTACACCAACACGACCGGCAAACCGATCTTCATGGAAGTGCAAATCCAGCTTTCGGCAGGCAGTGGGTACAACCTCGTGAAAAACGGCGTGACCACCCTCAATATGGGCAACGCCGCCACCACTGCTGCCGTTTTGTCCGTTTCCACCCTCGTGCTGCCCGGTTCGACCTATGGCGTGACGGCGTCGGGCAGCCCGACCCTCGTCGGCTGGTACGAAACTCGATAATAAGGAGCCGATCATGCAATATTTCCGCGATACCGAAACCGGGGCCCTGTACGCCTTCGAGGACAACGTTAACGCGATTGCCGCGGAGGGCGGCGGATGGACGTTCCTTGTGGACGGCGACGCGCTCCCCGCGCCGTACCCCGTGACGCTGAGGCCGACCGACGACACGACACCGCCCGCGTACGTGCCGACCGAGGTGGAAAACGCTGCGACGCGTGACACACTGCTGCGCGCAGCCTCCGACAAGATCGGTCCGTTGCAGGATGCGGTCGATATGGATGTAGCTACGCCAACCGAGGTCAGCGCGCTCATGGCGTGGAAAACCTACCGAATCGCGCTCAACCGCATGGACGTGAGCTTGTCGCCCGTGACGTGGCCGGCGGTGCCCGACGCGACGTACGGTTGAATGCAGCGGCTATCTTCCAGCCAATGCCCCGGATGCACGGTCAGATGCCCGGGCGATCCTGCTGCTGAGTCGCATGCCCGGCAGCTCTACAAAGCGGTAGGTCAGATAGGAAACCCCAACACAAGTCGGGATTACGAGGGCGAGGGCCGCGGCGAATCTCAGGTTTCCGCTCTCTGGTACGTGGAAGAACTTCTCATTGAGCTTGTGCCCGACGGTCAGGACGGTGAAGTGCAGCAGGTAAATGCTGAAGCTGACCTTTCCGACGAGGCGCAGGAAGTTGTTATCGAGGATCCGCATGTCGCCATTCATCGCCGCCAGGCTCAGGAAGACGAAGCCGACGGAGGTAATGAGGTAGTTCCGCATCAACCCATCGGACGGCAGGTACAGCGACGCAACGATCAGAACGGCTGCGAACGCCAGCCAGCAGGCACCAAGGCCGGGCGCAGCCGGGAGCTTCTCGCGGAGGAAGTAGAGAACGATGCCGAGCGCGAAGACAGGCAACTGCGCCGGAAGCCAGAGTAGCCATGCAAACGAGTAGAGGATGTATCGATTCGCATCGGTGTAGTCGGCCTGGTGGGCGTGGAAGTACCAAGCGCACGCCGCTGTCCCGATGAACAGGCAAGCTGCGGCGGCTACCAGAGAGCCTCGCAGTGATTTGACGCTGACGAAGAATACCGGCAACAACAGGTAGAACGTAGTTTCGACCGCCACGCTCCAGCCGCCGGGGACGACTGATGTGATGGCGTCAGGCTTGAATCCGTTGAGGAAGAGGGCGGTCAAGGCAACGTCCGGCCAGGTCACCCCGTCCGGCGCCCAATATCGGGGGGCCAGACCGGATACGGCGAGGTTCAGTGCAATGGCAATCCAGAACATCGGTGCGATGCGCGCGACGCGGCGGATGAAGTAGGCGCGGTAGGAGAAGGGGCCGACGGCCATCCGCTGCTTGTATGACAGGAACAGAGAAAACGCGCTCACGACATAGAACAGCTGCACGCCGCGCGGCCCGAGCTCGGCGGCCTTCAGCAGCCATGTATTGGACGGAACAATCCAGCCCGACGTGTGGACGAAAAGCACCATTAAGATGGCGATTCCGCGCAGGGAATCCAGTGCGTGCAGGCGGTCAGCGGAATTTGGCATTGTTGTCGCGACGGGGGGATCCGCGCGATTTTACCCGGCAATGCGCCGGGCCCCGATTTGAGGCCGTTCTAGTGTCAAGTTTCCAACGTTCCCGCTTCGGCGGGCTTTTTCATTTCCGGGGAATCTCATGTCCGAACCTATCAGCGGCGGGGCCGCAGGGGTAGCAGGCTGGAAACTTATCGGCGGTCTGGCCGGCGCGGGGGCCATTGGCGCCGGGCTGGCAGCCATCGTCGTCATGTGTATGACCACGCCGCGCAGCCCGCGCGAGTGGGCGGTGGGCCTGATCAGCACTGTAATGGGCTCGATTGGTGGCGGAGCTGCGGTGATTCAGCACTTTGAACTGCAGGCCTGGGCGCAGACACCGATCGGGCTGGTGGCCATGCTCGGTTTGGTTTTCTCCTGCGGCCTGCCGGGGTGGGCCATCGTTCGCTGGCTGTTCAACTACATCGTCGAGCGGCAGGGCGCCGGCATCGACGACATCGCGGCGGACGTGCGCAAGGGGCTGGGACAATGATCACGCCCGCAATCCTCCGCGCCATCATGCCGGCGGCCGGGCGCCGCGCCGACGTGTTCGCGCTGCCGCTCCTAGACGCAGCCCAGCGCTTCGACATTTCCACGCCGGCTCGACTGGCTGGATGGCTCGCCCAACTTGCGCACGAGTCCGGCCAGTTGCTCTACACACGCGAGATCTGGGGCCCGACGCCCGCGCAACTGCGCTACGAAGGGCGCGCCGACCTCGGAAACACCAAGCCTGGAGACGGCAAGCGATTCATGGGCCGCGGGCTGATTCAGATCACCGGGCGGAAGAATTATCTGCTGTGCGGGCTGGGGCTGAACCTCGACCTGGTGGCCATGCCGGCTCTGCTCGAGCTGCCAGACGCCGCAGCAGCCTCCGCTGGTTGGTACTGGAAGGCGAGGAACCTGAACCGCTTTGCCGATGCCGGCGACTTCGTTGGCCTGACGCGGGCCATTAACGGCGGCACGAACGGGCTGGCGGATCGACGGCAGTTCTGGGCGCGCGCAAAGGTGGCGCTGGGAGTGACAGCATGATCCCGATCCCCAAGAGCATGCCATGGCGCGCGATCGGCGCCGCGCTGCTGGCCGCCGGCATCTTCGCCGCCGGCTGGGCTGCCAACGGCTGGCGCAAGGACGCGGAGATCGGCCGCATGACGACGGCCAGCGCACAGGCGAATCTGGCCAGCGCCAACCAGGCCCTCCGCGACCTCCGCACCGCCAGCGCCACCATCCGCGAGAAAGCCGACGAGTTCGCCGGCATCCAGACCACCCTCGGCGCCAAGCTAGACGCCATCCGGAAGGACCTGAAGAATGCTCCGAAGCTGCCTGCTGATTGCCGCCCTGACGCTGGCCGGGTGCGCCTCATGTCCGACGCCGTCGACGCGGCCAAGCAAGCCGCCGCCGCTCGATAGTGCGCTGGCCGCGCTGTGCACGATTCCGGATGCGCCGGCCGTCGCCGACTATGACGCCTGGCAGGAATGGGTGATGCGGGATCTGCTCGGCGCGCTGGGCGAATGCGCGGCCAAACACCGAAAGACGGTGGATGCGTGGCCCAGCTAGCGAAGCAGCTTCTGCCACCACGACCCATATTGAGGGTCATATGGCGCCTTCCAGCCGCTATGAACATTTTCGATAGCGTCTTCCTGGCAAACGCCCTTTGCGATGAGGCGGTGTACCTCGGCATCTGCGGCGTCGCTCTGGAAGATGCGGGTGGTGATCGGCTCGACCTCAGGACAGGGCGGCGGTCCCTCGACGATAGTCTCCTCTGGGATGAGGTCACAGAACCAGGTCCTGCCGTCGCACTGCCGGCTAGGATCTGCCCTGGACCAGTAGGAAAGGAGGCCCAGGACGAGAAATCCCGCGAGGATCAATGCTGCCCGGGTGCTCACGAACCGCCAGAAGAATAAAGTAGCTCCCAACATCGCTATGACGCCCATCCAAATACACCTCCTTTTCACATGCGGGTGAAAAAACGGTGGAAACACTCAAGAGTGGCATGAATGAGCGGTTATACAATCATTCAAACGGGTGAATGAATTTGCTGACGGGCCGTCAGCGTTTGAACCCGCTCCGGTGGCATCTCGCCAACCCGCTCACGTTGAATCAGTCAGTGCAGGCGTCTCAGCGCGCAAGGTCACCTCGACGAGCACCATGCCGTCGATGTCCACCTCATACAGCGTGCGACCGCACATCGGGCAGGGTGCCTTGGTTGGAACTGTCTCGCCCCGCAGCCCAAGGTGAAACTCCGAAATCTCCACGGTCGTTCCGCAGATGCACCTGACCTCTTCGATGACGTTCATGGTGTTCCCCTTGAAGCGCTGTGTCGCCGCGTCGAGGATAGTCCGTTCACCGCTCGCGCGAATCGCCCGAAAGGGCCAGAAGATATTGGGTCGTCAGATGCTGAATTGAAGCGTCTCCCGTTTCTCCGGCCAGGCTATTTGATGACCTGGCCAGCCTTGCGCGGCCCCACACGCCGCACCTGCTGATCGGGAGCCCTCAGAATCGAGGCGCCACGCGCGCGGCGCTGGCCGGCAGGGTATCGGGCCAGACCGCCGCCGAAGCGCGCAGCATGGGCCTTAGCCCTTAATGTTGCGCGGGTCATGGCCGAAAGAGTTCCGCTCGCGGATCTGGCCGTCCCGGCCATGGATGATCAGCTCCGCCTTGTCGTTCTTCGCCTTCTCGGTGCCGGCGGCAATGGCCTCTTCCTGGCTTGGGTAGTGCGATGTCGCGCCGTCCGTGCCCTCGA